TTTGGCTACACCATGGGCTATCTCACTGGCACAGGCATGGCGCCCAATGGCTTGCCTGTAACTCCTGGTGTGGCATTTCCAAACAACCCTGTGGCAGGAGACTATGCATTGCGACTGGATTATCAACCCAACAGACTGTTCAGATACGATGGCCGACGCTGGGTCAAAATTGAAAGCAACGTCCGCACCAATCTCAACAATGGTATGACCAATGATACTTTGCGCTCGACCTTTGTGAACAATACATACACTGTGCCTACCACAGACATGGGCAACATCCCCAGTCGCCAGAGTCTTAGCGAAATTCTCAAACCTCGTGCGGACAACGGCGATCAAAGTGGAAACAAACCTGCCAAGCCCTATCCTAACACACAACCTGGACAAAAATCGAGTTAAAAATGCAACAATTTTTTTACGACGCACAGATCCGACGTTTTCTTTTGCAATTTACAAGAATCTTTTCAGGATTTCAAATAGAGTATGGTCGCGAAGAAAACAGTGAAAATGCTGCACTTTTGCGTGTGCCGGTGCGATACGGTGACAGTAGTCGCAATGCGCAGACAATAATTCAACAAAACTCTGCCAGCAGTCTGCCGTCTACTCCATTGATGACATTTTACATCACTGCCTTGGATTATGACAGACCCAGAATTCAAGAGCCCTATCATGTAAGTAAAATTGCTGTGCGTCAACGAACCTACGACGATGTTACAGAAACCTACGAAACCACACAGGGCAATGCATTTACTATCGAACGCTTGATGCCTGTGCCTTACAAGCTCACAATCAATCTTGACATATGGACTTCCAATACCAATCAAAAACTACAGCTACTGGAACAAATTCTCACACTGTTTAATCCCAGTTTGGAAATTCAAAGCACTGACAACTACATTGATTGGACTTCATTGAGTGTGGTAGAACTAGACAGCACCACTTGGACGTCTAGAACCATACCCATGGGCACAGACAATCCCATTGACATCTGCACACTGAGATTTACTTTGCCTATCTGGATCAGTTCTCCTGCCAAAGTTAAAAAACTGGGTGTGATAGACCGTATTGTGACCAGCATGTTTGACAGTCAAGGCGATGCCATAGATGCCATTGCCAACAGTGACTTATTGTTAGGAACCAGACAAGCAATTACTCCATACAATTACAGTGTGGTATTGATTGGCAACAAACTGCAAGTGTTACGGCCAACCAGCAGTGTAGAAGAACCCAGCAATGACAGTTTGAATATCACTGTGATAGTGGCCAACAGCAATCTTTTGTGGCCAGCAGTGATTGGTGTGTATGGAGTGCTGAGACCAGGAATCAGCCAAATTTATCTAGAACAGCCTGACGGATCAGAAGTGGTAGGCACAGTGACCATAGATCCCAACGACGATCGTTTCTTGCTGTATGATGTAGACACTGACACAGTGCCACAAAACACATTGCCACCAGTGAATGCAGTTATAAATCCACTGGTAAGTGGACCTGGAGACGGTTTAGACAGTGCATTGGTTGGTCAGCGTTATTTGTTGACCGAAGACACTGGATCTGAGATCAATTCGTTTCCTGCCACAGCCTGGGTAGGAGCCAATGGCCGACCATTGATTGCCAAAGCCAACGACATCATTGAATACCTCGATAACTACTGGCAAGTGGTATTTAGATCACAGGACCAACCCGAAGGGCAGTATGTGACCAACATCACAACCGATGTGCAATATACCTGGACCGGCGATGCCTGGATCAAAAGCTATCAAGGATATTATGTTGGAGGAAAATGGAGACTGGTGTTGTAAAAAAAGCAGTGGGTGTTTGGTTCAGAGCCACAGATACCAAAAGATACCTGTATCTGCTGCGTAATGATCCCAAACACCCTGGCACCTGGGGTCTACCTGGCGGCAAAATCCATCCTAACGAAACACTGCTGGGAGGCATGAAACGTGAGTGTATCGAAGAGCTAGGCAGTTTTCCCAAATATCAACAACTGATGCCATTGGAAAAATTCACGTCTGTTGATCAAAATTTTGAATATCATACCTGGGTCTGTGCTGTAGACTCAGAATTTTGGCCAACTCTCAATCATGAACATCTAGGCTATGCCTGGATTGACGCCGGCACATGGCCAAGACCCATGCATCCGGGTCTTTGGAGCACGGTCAACATTGATGCCATACAGGCCAAGATCGAAACAGTAGAACGATACTTGGCCGTGTAATCAAGCCTGACTTTCCTGAAAGCTGAGCTGAATTTCGCCCAGTGGGGTGGACTGTGTGGTCAGAGCTGTGATCTGCACAGCAATCACTTCTGGTCCATTGGGGAATGTGCCAGTGCCAGGAATAGCACTGGTTCCTACCTGCTTCACTGAACTCAAATCCAACACACCTTGATTGGTAGCACTAACTGGTATGGCAAACAACCGTTCGCCACCGTTGATGTCAGCAGTGATAGCCTGCACAGTTAAAGTAAGATCATTGGTAGTAGTTGACCCTCCTAGTGCATTGCCAAGAATTTTAATTGTGTCGCCAACAGCATAACCTGATCCAGCATTTTGCACTGATATTGCTGTAGTAGTGGTAGAATACGAAGTGCCGGTAGATGTCAATTGCACAGTCAAACTAGCGTTGGCCCCGCTGCTGCTCACATTGGTAGGAGTCAAGTTTGCAAAAGTTCTTTGTGAGCCGAATGTTACTTTGGTGCCTGAACGAGCAAAACCACCTAGGGTATTGAATGGTGCACCAGTCACACCACCTGTTGATTCAGCTGTGAATCGAGGTGCCACTGAGAACTGACTAAAACTGGGCTGGAATCCACCACCAGCGTTGTTCAATCCTTGCCACGAAGTGTTGGCTGAATCAATGTTGTTGGGATTCAAAATACCTTCAATCAAATAACGACCTGCACTGACCTGAACATTAAGATCATTCAAAGTCAACTGTGCACGATTGATCAGATCACGCACACCTAGGTCGCCAATGATACCGTTGCTGACGCTTGGAGCCAAGCGCATGGCAAAAGCCACTTGTTTGCTGCCGATGGCTGCTGGCAAACCATAGTTGGTACGATTGTAGGTAAACTGATAACCTTCGTCGCCATCAAAATTACCATCCATGATAACCGAACTACCCCAATGATTGACCAGTGGCACACAGGTATTGCTGATCAAAATTACACCTGCGTTGTCAGCGTGTGTGGCAGCAGTGCCGCCTGTGAAACTGCGACTGGCGCCTTCATTCCATTGTGTAAAAGTTGCTGCACGAGTGCACCCAGTGAGATCGTTACCGCTTTTGCCAGAATATTTGATAATCTCACTGTCGATCATGACATATACAGGATATGTCACAGACGCACTAGGGTAATCTGTGGCGTCTCTCAACGTGATGGTAGTTTGACTAGCATCAATTGATCCACTCAACGAACTGATTGCAGTTTCATTTATGGCTTCATATCTTGCTGGCAAGTTACCAGAACGCATGTAAGCTTCATTGTTTAAGTTGTTATTGGGCCGACGATGAGCATGAATAAATCTGCCATCTTGACCGCGAACCATCCATGTCACATAGCCAGCACCATACCAGGAATATTCAATGCCCAACATCTGCATTTTGTTGGAATCTATGGTATAACCACTGGCTCCTGTGCCATCCAATGGATCTATGTTGAAATCACTTTGACGCACACGCAGTTCACTTCGCAATGCAGCCTTGACTCGGGTTTGATTGGTCACACCACGGAACGTGGGCACAATGGTCATGCTGTTGTTGTCCAGTATGCTGGTCACAGTGTGAGTCATGCCTTTGATGACCACAACATCGCCATTGTTGAGTTGATCCTGAAAACGGCAATTGCCGTCACCAGTCACAAGATTTGAACCCACACCAACCGAAACCAGTCCTGCCAATTGGAATGTGCTGGTTCTTTGCACAGCATTGAGGCTGATACCATCATTCTCCCAGAATAGGCCGTTTTGATCGTCAAAAATGCCTGCTCTAATGCTAGAACCGTGCCATGCAGTCACAGCCAGTCTGGGCTGTTGTCCCAATTCAGGAGTGGTGCTACCCAGCGCTCCCTGAGCTTGCACCACAAATGCAACGTCAGACGTGATACTGGTTACCACATATCCTGAGGCATTGTAACCGCTGGTAGTCACACCACTGATGGCCACGGTTGCACCTGCATTCAGTCCGTGTTCAACATCTGTGGTCACTGTGATGTTGCTGTTGATCACTGTGCCATCTGCACTCAGTGCAGTGATGTCAAATGTTGGTTTGAGCATGGTGCCCGATGTAAACAGGATACCTTTACCAGATTGATAACGAAAATATTTTTTGGTTTGACGTATGGCAGATGCACCGCGTGTGGGGTTGCCAGGACCCAATATCACACCTCCATCAAAAGGTCGCGGCAAAAACACTGCTTGGGATCTCACGTTTACAACTCCAGCCAGACTGCCTGATACAGCAGCACCAGTTTTGGCAGTGTAGGTGAATGTTGTGGTACTGGGCACAGAAATGATAAAGAACGATCCTTCTGCATACGCAGCATTGGTTCCTGTGCTTAGACTGACCAACAAAGGAGTGCCTGGAACCAAACCATGCGCATATTGTGTGGTCACAGTGATTGTGCTGGGGCTTGCACCATCGCTCACAATGCTGACCACATCTAAATCTGCACCTGTGTAAGGATAGGCCTGTCTGATCACTGAGTCGTATTGATTCAATGGATAGCCCGGTGCAAGACTGGGACTTCGGTCTGGATAATAGAAAAAATTGTTGTCATTGGCACTGTATACCAGTCCAATGCCTTCGGTGTTGGAATTGGCATTGTTTTGACTGCTGACATATTCATCAACAGCAATTTGAGTGTCACTCTGATTGACTCCTACCTGCGGTAAGTTGTTCGAACCTGTGGCATACCATATGCCAGTCATGCGCACCATGGGAGATCCTGCTCCAGCTGCGGTCAACGCTGTGGTGTTGTTTTCACCACGAGTGATAGTTTGTGTGCCATTGACAGCCGTGCTTATTGCTGTATGCTGCACAATTTCAATGTTGGCACTGAGTTTTTGTATCACAGATCCAGTGGCCAAAGTATTGGCTGCTGTGGTATTATACCAACCACGGTTGAGATTCATTGCAGTACCATTGGCCACACTTTGAACTTGTGAAATCTCCAGTGTGCTTACAGGATAAATGTTTGCGCCAATCACTATGTTTGCCCCAGCACCGTTGGTATTGTTGGTTTGCCGTATCACTGTGAGCGCATTGGCTGACACATTGGTCACTGCCATGACTTCATACACATTGCCTGTCACAGTTTCTGCTATCACATATGCACCATCTACAATGCCTGATGCATTGGCCACGTTGACTGTGGTGGTTGCTGTGCTGGTGATGTTAGCCACAGCAATGGTAGTGCCGCCCGAAGTTGGTCGACCAATGATCAAAACATTGTCCAGTGCACTGAAACCAGTGGTGCTGGCCATTGTAAAAGTGCGCTCTGCCGAGCTGTTGACAGCGGTAGTAAGATAATTGCTGGTAAAAGGTGTAACATTGCCTTGAGTTTGACTTATAATAATGGCATAGTCGTTGGCCACCCATTGTGCTGTGCCAGGGTTTTGCAGTTTGATACTGGTGTCAACATTGGATGTGATCACGTCGTCGCCAGCCAGGAGACTGATGTAACCATTGGTGTTGAAAGTAATGTCTGCGCCAATATCTTCGTAGAAACTGGGAATATTATTGGTCACAGAAACATTTTGCCATTTGGTTCCCTGTAGACCATATTCAAAGTCTGCGTCAATCAAAGCTTCAGGTTCTGACATGCGGTTGCGGCCAATGGCATCTTCGCCAAATGCCCAAGGTTGCACAGTCAATGCTCTATCTTCAACATAGATTGCCAATTTGTCATTGGCACTGAGACTGCTGGTATCAACATCCAGTGTCAGTGTGGTCACGCCAGCATAAGCTGTGGGAAATGTAGCAGTGACACCTGAAGCCCAGGCCACTGTGCCGCCTAGTGCACTGTCAGCAAAGTTGTAGATGGCGTCATTGGTTGTGGTATCGTAAATGGCCAAGAAATCAGCCAAATTGTAACGGCCAGGCACTTTGACAGTGCCTAGTCCTGCTGTTCCTGGTGCGAACGAATACTCGTAAAGTCTTTGTCTTGCCATCTGTTAAACTCCAAATATGATTTGACCAGCAGTGAGCCTGGCCTGTGTGGTGGTACTAAACTTATCATAGGTCACAGCACCAGCAGCAATTTTGCTGGTGGTCACTGTGGCATCACTGGGCGTGCCAGTAAACAGCGTATCACCAAAAATCAATCCAAAAAATGCTGTGGATGCTGCTGGCGCAGTGGTAAAATTCAGTGTGCTGCCAGAGATGCTAAAGGCCACCCCTGGGTTCAGCACCACATTGCCC